ATGATGTATCCCCACGCTTTAGTCGCATCCTTCTTTCTGTCTATGATCTGGATTCTCCTGGCAATGCTTTCAAACTCTTCTGTGGTGAGTCCTTCTCGCTCATAGAGGATTTCTGCTGCGGCTCCGTAGAGGATCTGTGCCGTTCCCTCATCAAGCTCCATCGTGTTCGTACACTGGGTGCTGGGTACGGAACCGAGTTCTGACAGATACTGCCTCCCGACCATTCGGATCTGCCGTCCATTGGTGGGAATCCAAGAGAGCTGAACCTTCTGCGTGGTCGCATCCCGCCTGATAAGGTGTGCCTCGCGCCACGGGTACACGTCCTGTATAAGATTTGACTCCCCGTAGTAAAGCCATGCGCGGTTGAAAAATGCTGTCGCACCGGTCGTACCTCCTGCCACAATCAATGTCGCTGTAAGCGTGGCGGCATTGGTTGGGTCAATGTTTTTCTCTACCGTGAGTAGCTCCCAGCCAGTACCACCATGCAGTGCTGAGGGAGTATCACCATCATCGTCAGTGAGCTGTATTTTGACCCCGGACGTATCCTTGGTGTATACCCACATTCCGAACGTCATGCGCCTTCCTGCGGCTTCTGAGGCCGTTATGGACATACTGCCAACGGTCTGTGCCAGGGTGCCTGTCGTGGATGCAGCCGTAGCGAGTTTCATACAGCTTGTGTCGTATTTCGGTATCAGCCGGTCGATGTTGGATTCGTTCACAATCGTGGCTGTGGTGTTCGTCGCAGTCCAGTTCGTCACGGAATCACCCACAGGGTTAGATAGCACGTTCCAGTCTGTATTCACTGACTGTGGATCTTCCACAAAGATGTACATCGGACCTGAACGAATGTCAGGATTGATGTCATACCAGTCACTCAGTCCGTCTGACGTGGAACTATCGTCGTATATCAGCCGGAACGCATGTTCAAATACATCGTCACGTAACCTGGCTTCGTCTAAACACTGAAACTTGAGACTCGGGTCATACCTGTGAATCTGGTAATCCAGGCTGGTAGGGACTTGCTCGCTGAAGGGTGGGTCGACAAAAACCGTTCCTGTAGACGAAACGAACTGCGTAATACGCCTCACCTCATACTGAAGGTTTCCGGCACCAGTAATGCGTACATAGAAGTCGATGATCTGATCATCACCGAAGCGTGACAACGACGTGTCCACCAGCGTATTGAAGGTGGCAGAACCGGCACTCGTGGTCGTATCCTCCCAGTAATCATTGATGAACTTACTCAACCCCACCAGGAGGTCACACCCTGAAATCGTGGTGACTCCACTGGCGCTAGTCGGGAATCCTATACCTACCGGACCCATTACCATGTCAGGCTCCTATTCTCTGTATCGGCCATCAGATGTTGTACTTCCAAATCTGATTCGTCACGTTTAACAAAAAGGCTTCCGCTGTCACGTCCTCAATCAACAAATACTCAGTAGACGTATATTTCGTGTGCTTCGGCTCTGAGTTAATCGTCAGTCCCGTCTCGTCAAGCGCCAGAGTCGCCGTGTCGGGATACATCAGAAATACTGTCGCGGTTCTTTTTTCGATCACTAATTTCATCTATGCACTCCTAGAGGCTAGAGAGATTGGAATTTCCAACCCCTTGCACCAAAATGCTCGTTGCTGATAACGCAGGTCCGACCTTGCCATAGTCCACAGGTGAGTCAGGGGTGTTCGCTAGGGTGCCATCTGCTTGCACAAAATACGTGTCGCCTCGCGTTAATCCCGACACGCCTGTATTCGTTCCAGCTACTACAGTGATTGTCCCTGTTGCCCCGTCAGATATTGCTGCTTCACTAATGCCAAGCCAGTCGATTGCGTTAGTCGATCCTGACGATGGGGTGAGCAGTGCTGCGGATGGCTGTTTGTACTGGTCGTTCCCTGCCGCACCAGTCTCCGCCCATTGCCCGAACATGATCACTTTGTTATGGCTCGACCCTGTGTACAGCCAGTTGGAGTTGGTGGCGAAGTTTTGAAATACCCCCGTCTCGCTTGTCTGGGTAGTGACATTGCCTACCGTGCCCAGTGTCGGAGTCCCTGACAAGTTGGCTGCTTGAAGCGTCGCGAACCAGATGGAGTTATCATCGTCGTTCATTTGCACAATGTAGGTATCACCCGTACCGACTCTGGTGACGCGGAAACCCTGCGTCGCCTTTTCTTCCTGTATATCCGCAATAGCTTGTGGGTTGCCGTATGCCGTGGTGGTGGCTGACCCTGCCGTCACGGTGATGACGTTGTAGTAAATCGTATTAGAGGTTCCTGTTTTATAGGCGAATACCAGTGCCTTATTTGCGTTAGATGTATCCACTAGACAATTTCTATATCCATACTGAGCGTCACCGCCCCACAGTGCTGATTGGTCGTCTTGTTGGTCAAGTGTGAGCGTCGTACCTGATACCGAAATTGTGGTGACTGTCCGAGTGGTGCTGTTACCACCCCAACTTACAAGACGAGCAGGACCCGGCATCCAAATCATATTCCCGTTAGCCCTGCCGCCGTTACTGTCGGTATTTACCAATGCCGTCCCAACCGTAATCGTTCCACCCGATTCGCTCACGACCGCCCAACTGCATGACGGACCTGAGTAGTACGAAAAGGACACAACCATCTGGTCATTCGTCGTGTCATAGGCGAATACCATATTATTCTGACTGCCATAGTTCCCTGAATACCACCCTGTAGACGTAGCCGATGCACTCGCCGTGATTGTCGTACCTGATACCGTCGCCGTGCGGACGGTCACGTACCCTGTAGCTTGTGAGTGCCAGCCATACCAGACTTTGTATGTATCAGGGTCGTACCCCATAGCGGTGACATAGCCGTTGTACCAGCTTCCGCTTCCGTCGCCGATTTCCAAGACGCTCCCGAAGCTGATAGAACTGCCTGAGATGGTCCCCGCTATGGTATAACCCTTATATGTCCCCGAACTGTTATCCCACCAATACAAGACCACCACATCTTCCTCAGCGTGGTAAATAGCTTGCAGATATTTCTCAAAGGTATGGCTTGAGGAATAATTCGTCGCTCTGTTCAGTGCACCGAAGTTCGGAGAAGTTCTGCCGTCTGCGACTGCCGATACAGTACCGTCTGCGTTAAGAGATACCACAACGCCAGCGCCCGAAATAGCGCCTGATGCTGTCACTGTTTTCGTCCCTGCGGCTGCTGGTAGAGCCGTAAAATTTGGGGCACTCGTCGCACCCTGAGAAGTCAAAACCTCGTTTGCCGCCCCTAACGGGAGTTCCGTAATGGCTCCCGAGCTATTGGAATAGAACACTTTATTGTTGCCAGCATCCAACATCGTTGCTGCGATCTGAGAAACTGTTGCGCTCTTGGTTACGTTAGAATCATCGACATCTGCGATAAGGAATTTGTCGCCTTCTGCCAGGGTAGTGACTGCTGATGAAGCGGCGTTGACGCTGACATCTACATCATCTGCGTCTACGTTTATTGCGTTTCCAGCGCCGACGTTAAGCGTGACATCACCTGATGCTCCACCCCCGGTTAACCCATCACCAGCAGTTACGCCCGTAATGTCACCAGAAGCGGTGCTCACTTCCTGTGTGCCTGAGTTATTGCGCCAGTAGAGCTTGTTGTCCGTGGTGTTGTACCACATATCGCCTGTTTGCAGTGATGCTGGATCGCCCCCTGTACTTCGGGCCATGTTGAATCTATCGTCAGCATCGACCGTTGTAGCCTTAATTGGTGCTACGCCATCGTCTAATACGCCGTAATCGGAACCGAGTTGTACGTTCCTGGTGGTAAATGTGTACCCAGCAAGGGTCGGAATCATTGTCACGCGCTTCAGTGCAACGGCATCTGTGCCGTTAAAGTACGCCTGTACCCACCCTGATGCGTCTGTAATCAGTGGGTTAGCTATCGTTGTAGCGCCCGTCAGCCCTGCATACATGGTCTGTGTAATGTTGGTAGTTGTATCTAGTTGAGCTACCTGTATGCTCACGCCAGCAATCGGGACTCCCGAACTGTCGAGAATTTGGTAACGAAGCGCCTGACGTTCAGCCATGATGTCTCCTTAGATAAAAGGGGTGGAACCTCCCCAGGTGTCCACCCCCTCTATTCGCTTTAGCCCCAGTTAACTGGTAGCAAGAACGCAATCATCTTGGTCGCGTTCGCAGCAGCGGTTCCCTTAATAGTGGAATCGTTCTGCTCAAACCGACCGGACTCAAGCGTCACGTACTTCACGTCATTCGCAGCCATAGTGATGGTCAGGTTGCCCTGGCCCTGTAGCTGCGCTGGTGGTCTGTCACCAGCCGTGATTGTGACGTTATCCGCAGCGCCTCCACCGTCGGAGAATCCCAGAACCACTGGTGAACCAACACCAGTCATGTCCAAAGAAAATCCGTCAGCACCAGTGGCAATAGTTGTCCAACTGGCAATAGGCAAGTCTGCGCTTGCTTCGTTCAGGGTTAGTTCTGTGAGTGTTACTGCTGTAACTGCCATTTATCTAATCCCCTTTCCTACGCTGACACACAGTCGGCGTTAGCCAACACGTATGGTCGCGTAATTTTGTATCCGTATAGGTGCAAGCCTTTAATAGCGTCAGAGAAGGCCGACTCAGGTCGGTAGCCCTCAACACTGTTGATTTGCTCTGCGTAGGTAACACCATCCGAGTGACCAGCGATAACGTAGTTTCGCCCTGCTCCAGCAGAAGGAAGGTTGTTGGACAACACTATCCTCATCCCGGCAGCAGCACCAATGATTCCGTTCTCTAAGTCCTCACGGTTCTGGCTCGTACCGTATGATACGAAGTTTGCATTTTTCTGGAGCCAACCATGATAGAAGGCTGGAATTATGCACCAACGACCGGTGCGCGGCACGTTGTTTTCGTCCAGTTTCACAGCCAAGTCAACAAGGTTTTCATACGCATCGGTACCACCAGTACCAATAGTTTTGGCACCAAGCGCGTTACCAGCATCAGTTTGTGCTTGCATAGCAGCCAACACCGAAGTATCAGCAGCGTCTCCAAGACCCCAGGCAGCGTCACGCATAGCAACGTCCATCAACGCGCCATCGTCACGTACTTGTCTCGCGTCTACATCATCTACCTCAAATGCAAAGTACTTCGCCTGATCTATCGTGAGTACCTGTTGAGCATCGTCAAGAGTCTCAGGTGTGATAGAAGTCGTGTTCTTTACATAATCAGCAATAGTTACACGCCCGATTGATGTAATCCGGACGGTATCCCCCATCTGGTCTATGTCACCTTCGTAGTTCCGGTTACATAGATTGACGGCAACATGGGAATCATTGAGATTCTCCAATAGCGTTGCAGCCCACAGTGAAGGAATAAATCTGTCTACAGACATGATTTCTCCTAGCTAATAGTTAGCCACCTCGGAGAGCTTTATTTCGGACATCCTTTGGAATCTTCATAATCTCTTGTGGTGACATGTTTTTAAGTTTTTCAAATGTCAGCACCTGAGAACTTGATGACGCACGAGAGGGAGCTTCTCCTGCTGCTTGCTTGCGTTGAGCGAGTCGGGAATCTGGGTCTGAGTTCACCATATTGTCTATGTACTCCTTAGCGTTCTCGACGGCTTCATCCAGAGACTGACCAGGAGCGTCCCAGATGGGCATTGCTGCCACGTCTGCGGCCGGTATTCCTCGAGCCTCTGCATATCCATACACACGCGCACTGGCTTCTTGTGCTCGTCTTGCGCCTTCATCTATTTGTTCATCTGATACTTGACCAGATGCTTCCGGGGATGCACCGTTCAGTTCCTGTCTCAGATCCACCTTCGCTTGCTGGAGTGCCTTCGAGTAGGAGTCCTCTGACCGTTGTTCGGCCAACACACTCTTACCTTCCTCTGACATCACATCGGCAAGGCCAATGTCCATCAGACTGCGGATTCCAGCAATCGATGATCTGGTTGATTCAAGTTCTTCCCTGGTGGCAAACTCATCGAGCCTGTTGTTGAGTCGGTCTAGAGAACTGGTTGCGCGGTTTGTGACATGTTTACTGTCAGTAAAATCTTTCTTCAGTTGGTCTAGCTGCTGCTGTAACGTGCTTATGAGTGCGGATGGGTCTGGGTCGCTCTGTACTTCTTCCACTACATCTTCGCTAAGAGCCACTTGCGCGTCGGTATCTTCAGCGAGATCAGCTTCCGTAGTCCACTCGACTTGAGCATCTACTTCTTGCGTCATTGTTCCTCCTTAGAACATCTGTTCTACAAGTGTAGGAGTATACGGTGATGATCGTCAACGAATAGGGGGAGATGCGCTCACCTGACGAGGGGAGGGGCTGAGATCCACTTGTCTGCCTTGTGCAGTAAGGGGTTTGTAGCCGTAGGCAACGACGAGCATGGCATCCAATTCAGGATTTGTACGTCGTAATCGCTGCCGTCTGCGTGTCGTATCGCTGTCGATTCGCTTCCGAAGGTTGTCCAGTGCACGAGATGCACCGCCTGGATTTTGCCTGATAAAGACTTCTAGCTCCCTGAAACTCGAGATGGGCTGTCCTGCAATGCGCTCGATTGCCGGTTGGTATACCTCAAATGCCTCTTGCTTTTGACCCCAGTAATCGGTCTGCTTGGAGATGTATTCCCGTGCTTTCAGGAATCCGCGTATCTCTTCAGGATGGTCGTTCGGGTCCATCATCGTGTAGTCCTCGATGTAATCCCGAACTTCTGGAGGTACGCTGGATAGTAAATCCTGTATCTTCTGCTCCGCCACTTCCCAGTCAATCGGTAGGTAGCGGGTGTCCTCACCCAGTAAGCGGACCTCTGGATCGTCAAATATCTCGAAGTAATCGTTCAATGCCCGAAGGTTCGGGTTGTCAGACTCAGCCCATTCGATGTTTCGTACATCCTTACCACGCTTCTCGAACGTGGCCTTCAGCTTCAAATCGTTGTAGAGCTTGGATAAGTCGCGTCTGTCTATCTCTCCAGCGTTCACAGCTTCTGCTAAACGACGCTCATCGTTGTACCGCGCTTC